TAAAGGCATTTCAGGAAAAATTTAAGGAGGCATCGTGTGATGGGTGGTAGAGGAAGTAAATCTGGTGGCGGCGGAGGTGGAAGTGGTGTTGATGTAACGCACAACGGAGAGACTACAAGGTATTATTTTTCCGAGAAAAACGGAATGAATTATTATCAGCGGGGAGTGGGAGGAACGCCACAGCCTACTCCGCTGAATATGACAGTAAGGGATTTTACAAAAAGAGTCCAGGCAAATGGGGCAACTGTAAAGCCGGTAACTGCAGCGTCGAAAGCAGCAGAACAGAAGGCATATGAGGCAGACAGGAAAGCGACGAACGATTTTCTTAACCAGGCAGACGCATCGATGGGCGGCAACCGTGGAGATCAGAGGAGAGCTACGAAAGGTCGCCGTGGAGGACGTAGAGGCATTTAATAGCATGGAGGTGGTCAAATGGCTACAAAAAAGGTGGTTGGAAGACCGCCAAAGTATAAGAGTAAAGAAGAAATTGAAGAAAAGATTGAAGAGTATTTTAAAGAATGTGAAGGAGAAATTCTGAAAGATGATGAAGGAAAGCCGATATTTAATAAATTCGGAAGTCCGGTAGTGATCAATCAACGTCCTCCGACAGTCACAGGACTAGCTTTAGCCCTTGGATTTTCTACGAGGCTGTCACTATTGAACTATCAAGGGAAAAAGGAGTTTATGAACACGATAACACGTGCGAAGGCAAGGGTGGAAGCGTATGCAGAAGAACGGCTCTTTGACCGGGACGGGTCGAGCGGGGCTCAGTTCAGCCTGAGAAACAACTTCAAGGGTTGGACGGAAAAGACAGAACTGGATGAAGAGGAGCAGCAGGCAAGAATTGAACAGATCCGTGCGAATACAGCAAGGATGAGCGGCGGTGATGGAGACGAGGATGAGGGAGTGGAGATTATCAATGACGCACCGAAAGAAGCAAGTGAAGATATCGGAGATAATAATCCCGAAATACCTGCCGATATTTAATAATCGGAATATTAAGCACATTATACTGACTTCCGGCAGAGCTGGAACAAAGTCGAGCTACGCAGCGGTAAGATCGGATTATCAGCTTGTATCAGATGCGAATGGATCGGTTGTCGTCTTGAGAAAGCATCATAATAAGCTGAGAAAAACAGTCTACAAAGAAATGCTAAGGGGGATCAATCGGTTGGAAATTCCCAAAAGTAAATTCCTGATTACAAAATCCCCGATGGAAATAACATATAAAAAGCATGGGACGACAATGTATTTTGCTGGGTCAGACGGGATCGATGATACAAAAGGTATCATTGATGAAGATAAGCCGATCAAGTTGGTTGTGCTGGATGAGCTGACAGAGTTTTTTGACGATGGAGAGGGAGAAGATGAACTGACCAATATTGAAGCGACGTTCGTTCGTGGAAATAAAGGGGGATTTCAGATGATCTATCTCTATAATCCTCCCAAAAATCCGAATGCACCCATCAATTTGTGGTGCAAGAAGATGGAAAAGCGAGAGGACTGCATTCATATTCATACGGATTACCGGGATGTTCCGGTTGAATGGCTGGGACCTGATCTGATTGCATCCGCCGCAGCTATGAAGGCATCTGATCCGAAAATGTATAGATGGGTTTGGCTGGGTGAAGCAATCGGTGTAGATGAATTGATCTACTATATGTACGGAAGCCAGCACAGACAGAAAGCAGATTCACAGCGGATTTACGAAAGAGTCTATATCGGTGGAGACTATGGACAGCAGAATGCTACGACTTTCGAAGCGTTCGGACTAGATCTGTACCGCAAGAAATTCCCCGGACTTGGAGAATACTACCACAGTGGGCGTGATTCCGGGCGGCAGAAAAGTCCGTCAGAATATGCTCGGGACTTTGTGGATTTTACAAAAAACATTAGGGATAAATATGGGACATCAGTTTTTTATCTGTTCCTGGATCCATCAGCAAAAGGGCTTGCGGAAGAGGTCAGGAGAGCAACGAGAAACCTAGAATATTCTGTGAAGTTGCGTGATGCAGATAACAGTGTTGCTCTTGGCATTAGCAGAGTGCAAAAAGCACTTTCGTTCGAGGTGATGTCGATTGATCCCAGTCAGGAGAATGCAGACCGGGAATTTGGAACTTATGAATATGATAAAAAATCTATTGAAAGAGGTAAGGAAGTGCCAGTAAAAATGGATGATCACTGCATGGATGCGATCCGGTACGCGGTGATGGGAGCGTGGAGCAGGATAAGGCATTGGCTGCCAATAGATGAAGGAGGTGATGAGGGGTGAACATTTTTAGTTATTTCAGGAAAGCAGGAATAGACACTGTGGATACGTCATTTTATCAAAAGATAAACGAATGGATCAGCTGGTACAACTCCAATGTAAGAGGGTTTTCTTTTTACAAGGCGTATACTGGGCGTGGAACGTATAACCGATGCAGGCGAAAGAGCATGGGGATGGCGAAAAAGCTTTCTGAGGATATTGCAGACCTGCTGCTAAACGAAAAGGTTATGATCACATTGGAAGATGATGCTACACAAAAATTTGTGCAGGAAATATTAGATGAAAACCATTTTCTGGTGATCGGAAATGACTTCCAGGAGCGTAAGGCATACACTGGAACAGTTGCATACATTCCGTATTTGTATGATACGGAAGTGAGCGAGGATGGCTCCGTACTATCAGGAAAGATTGGAATTGAATATGTGGATGCACCCAATATTTTTCCAGTGAGCTGGAAGAATGGAGAAGTTTCGGAGTGTATTTTTGCTTTTCCGCATACAGCCAATCGAAAGAAATATGTGCATTTGCAGCATCATCGAAAAGCAGAAGATGGAAATTACATTATAGAAAATAAAGTTCTCAGATGTGGATCCGGTGAGTCTTCAGGAACAGAAGTTGATGAGAAAGAATGGAAAGAATTGCGACCATTTAAGAATTTGACAGCTACTGTTCAAACCGGATCGACAGAGCCGCAGTTTGTGCTTGACCGTTTAAACATAACCAATAATGCAGATACGAGCAACCCGATGGGAATTGCTATTTTTGCGAATGCTATTGATACGTTGAGAAAATTGGATACTGAATATGATTCGTATTGTAATGAGTTTGATCTTGGGCGAAAGCGGATTTTTGTTGCACCTGAATTGCTGACCAATGATGACGGGACACCGGCATTTGACCCGGAGGATGCGGTATTTTACAAGCTGCCGGATGATTATAACGAAAAAGGTGAAGGGCTTATCAAAGAAGTTGATATGCAGCTTCGGGTAGAAGCACACAGCAAGGCGATCAATGACGATCTGAATTATCTTTCCTTAAAGTGTGGATTTGGC